GAATTAAGATGGATGTTCCTACTATATTGGTTGGTGTGGCCATAGATGATACGTATGAAGGTGACTTTATTGCAAGACGCGCATTAGTATACACGATAACATTCACAATGAAAGGTTGGTTCTTTGGTCCTGTTAAAAGAGCAGGAGTTATTAAAAGAACGCAAGTTGACCTTAATATCGTTTATGCTGCAAATAATGAGATTGATCCTACTTTAGGAGGAATCGCTGCAGGAATAACAGATGATGACATGGCACGAAGCGGAAGAGCCGAAAGAATAGTATTAACTCCAGCACAATTTGCAAATGGATCACCAACAAGTAATAGTGCGCTTTCCATTAATTTTAGAAACATTTCGGCGAATAGTGATTATGGAATAGCTGCGAATTTATTTTTCTATACTGATGGATTTAAATACAATCCCGCAACTGGAGTAGATGAAGTTAGATCGTTCCAATACGCAAACGGAACTTATGGATATATTGGATGAAAACCAATTTGGAATATAATATGGAAGAAATATTGAATCTACCAACCAATTCGAAACCAATAGTAGAATTACCTAAAACTACATCCGTTGAAAACGATGCAGCCGCAGACTTCGAAACAGCTAGAGAAAATATACATTCAATTATTTCTAAAGGCACTGGAGCTCTAGATGATATTATTCTCCTCGCGCGAGCGAGCGATTCCCCTAGAGCTTATGAAGTTGTTTCGCAGATGATAAAAACATTGGTCGATGCGAATAAGGATCTAATCCATCTTCGTAAGCAATTAAAAGATATAGATCAAACTGCCATTGGTGATACTAATATCCAGAACAATTTGTTTGTGGGGAATACTGCTGAGTTACAGAAGATGATCAATAATAGAAATAAATCGCTTCTATAGTATGACCCCTCGGAACACCTGTATTATATCATGAAGATAACTAATTGTCAAGGTAAAAATTACAATGGGTAATGCATCGAATCCTTTGCTCAAGAGTCTAGGCGTCAAAATAGATTATTCGAAAGAAGAACTTGAGGAATATATCAAGTGTTCTGGAGACCCAGAATATTTTATCGAAACCTATGTAAAGATCGTATCTGTCGATTTAGGATTAGTTCCATTTAAAATGTGGGATTTTCAAAAAGATATGGTTAAGAAGTTTCATTCTAACCGTTTCGTTATTTGCAAACTTCCGCGCCAAAGTGGTAAAAGCACCACGGTTGTAGGATACCTTCTTTGGAATGCTTTGTTCAATGACAATCAAAACATTGCAATTCTAGCGAATAAGGGTCGTCTTGCGAATGAACTTCTAGCCAAAATTAAACTGACATACGAGCATATTCCAAAATGGATTCAGCAAGGAGTCGCAACTTGGAATAGAGGATCTTTGGAGTTTGAAAACGGATCTAAAATTACTGCGGCTGCAACATCATCCAGTGCTATTCGAGGTGGTTCGTATTCTTTGATTTTTCTAGACGAATTTGCTTTCGTTCCTAGAAATATCGCAGATGAATTTTTTCAATCAGTCTATCCGACGATTAGCGCAGGTCAGACAACCAAAATTATCATAGTTTCTACACCAAACGGTATGAATCACTTCTATAAAATGTGGACTGATTCTGAACAGAAACGAAGCGACTATATCAATATCGAAGTCCATTGGAGTTCTATTCCTGGGCGCGATGAGGAGTGGAAGAAACAGACTATAAGAAACACAAGCGAGCAACAATTCGATCAAGAGTTTAATTGTTCGTTCTTAGGTAGCATACATACGCTCATTCATCCTACGAAACTTCGTGAACTCGCATTCGTAACTCCAACTAAAGATAAATGGGGATTGGATATATACGAGTATCCAAAAGAAAAACATGTATACGTTATAGCAGCTGATACGAGTCACGGTGCAGAATTAGATTATTCTGCACTCTCGGTCATAGACGTTACAGGAATTCCTTTCAAACAAGTAGCCAAATTTCGTTCAAATACTCTTGCCCCATTACTATATCCAGAAATTTTAGTCAACTACGGAAGATTTTACAACGATGCGTATCTTTTGGTTGAAACTAATGACATCGGTCAGCAGGTCGTAGATACCCTAAATATTGATCTTGAATATGAAAATATCTTAAGCACATCAGTTAAAGGTCGTGGAGGTCAACGTATTGCTGGAGGGTTTGGCGGAAAGACTACGTATGGTGTGAAGATGTCTAAGCAGGTAAAGAGAATTGGCTGTTCAAATATAAAAGATATTATCGAAAATAATAAACTTATTATTCAAGATTTTGAAACTATAGATGAGTTGTCTACCTTTATCGTAAAAGGTAGTTCTTATCAGGCAGAAGAAGGATGTCATGATGATATGGTGATGGGGTTAGTAATGTTTGGTTGGTTAGCGAAACAGCCGTATTTCAAAGAACTAACAGATATGGACATCAGAAAGAGACTTTCAGACGAAAAAATAAAAGAAATGGAATCAGATCTTCTTCCAGCGGGATTTGTAGACGACGGAGAAACTGAATATTCTATAGGAAGAAGTTACACTAATGAATTTGGTGAAAGATTCGATAAATTTTAGTGAAAATCCGGATTTTATAAATAAAAGAGTATAACCAATCAATTCAATGATGGAAGGAGTCTGATTATGCCATTCCAAGTTTCGCCAGGCGTTAATGTTAGTGAGATTGATCTTACTACAGTAATTCCGGCAGTAAGCACAACAGAGGGCGCTATCGCGATGCATGCGAAGTGGGGCCCAGTAGATCAACGCGTTCTGATCGGGTCTGAGGATCAACTTGCAACTACCTACGGAACACCAAATTCAAATACAGCTTCTGATTTTTTTACTGCAGCTAGTTTTCTTAGCTATGGTAATAAGTTGTATGTTAATAGAGTTGTCCGTAGTTCAGATGCAGCATCCATAGCAACTGATACATCAGTAGCACGTAATGCGCACAGTAATTATGCTAATAGTAAGAATACTATTATCAAAAATGAAAGTGATTATTATAATAATTATTCTTCCGGCATTGCTGGAGTTGGTTTGTGGGTAGCAAAATATCCAGGGCACCTAGGAAATACAGTTCGCGTTTCTGTTTGCAGATCGTCTAATGCTTTTTCAAGCACAGCCAATGGCACATTATCGTTTACAAATAATTCTGTCACTGTAACAGCTTCTAATTCTGCTTACGCCGCAACTCTTGTTGCAGGTGATATTTTAATAGCTGGTCCAGATAGATACGAAGTAAAAGTTGCTTCTGCTTCTGGTGCAACGATCACACTCGCTAATAAGTATATCGGAAACACCGTAGCTACTCAATCGCTAGTCCAACGTCGTTGGGAGTTTGCCTCTTACTTTGACAGAGCTCCTGGCACATCAGCAGCAGCTGCTAGAGAAGGCTCTTCAAACGATGAAATGCATATCGTTGTTGCCGACGAAGATGGAAGAATTACTGGAACTGCAAATACGGTTCTTGAAAGATTTTCTGGTATTTCAAAAGGGTTCGATGCTAAAAATGAAGATGGATCAACAAATTATTATGTAAACGTAATTAATCAACAGTCTAAATATATTTGGTGGGCTGCAAATATGACTGGAGTTACTTATGCAGGTAGAAATTTGACTATAGGCTCAAATTTTCTGGCAGGACTGCAAAAGGTTCCTTTAAATGCTTCTTTTTCCCTAGGTCGCGATGGAGGCACTCCAAGAGCTGCAGATTATATAAACGGACTGAATGCGTTTGCAAATCCAGAAACCGTTGACGTGTCCTTAGTATTAACTGGAGATGGTAATCAGACAGTGGCGATTCATGCGATTAACAATATCGCCGAAGTCCGTAAAGATTGTTTGGCTGTTATTTCCCCACGTCGCGCAGACGTAGTTAATAATGCCGGATATATTGGTGCAGAAATGGACGACATTGTTGCGTTCCGTAATCTACTTCCATCATCATCTTATGCTGTAATGGACGGTAATTACAAATACATGTATGACAAATACAATGATATCTATCGCTACGTTGCTCTAAACGGTGACACAGCTGGTCTTATGGTTCGCACAGACAATGAGCGTGATCCATGGTATTCGCCTGCTGGATTTAATCGTGGCCAAGTTAAAAATGTAATCAAACTTGCGTTCAATGCAACTAAAGGTCAACGTGATCAGTTATATAAAGCTGGCGTAAATCCAGTTGTTACCTTCCCAGGTCAAGGAACTGTTCTATTTGGCGATAAGACTTTGTTAGCAAAACCATCAGCGTTCGATCGTATCAACGTTCGTAGATTGTTTATCGTTCTTGAAAAAGCGATTTCTACTGCTGCGAAGTTTACTCTGTTCGAATTCAACGACGATTTCACGCGTGCTCAGTTTAGAAATATAGTAGAGCCATTCTTGCGTGATGTTCAAGGACGTCGTGGAATTTACGACTTCAGAGTTGTTTGCGATAGCTCGAACAATACTGGCGAAGTGATTGATCGTAACGAATTTGTTGGAGATATCTATATCAAACCAGCTCGTTCTATCAATTTTATACAACTAAACTTCGTAGCTGTTAGAACTGGCGTAGAGTTCAGCGAAGTCGTTGGACAATTCTAGAACACTAGATAAGGGAGAATTTTATGACATTTAATGTTTCGGAGTTCGCTTCTTCGGGATTACCACTAGGAGGCGCGCGACCATCACTGTTCAG